CAGTGCCGACCAAGGGGTCAGCGTCTTGGGCCACGGCAACATCGGCGGCGCCTTCAACCCTTTGGTTGTGGGCGCGAGTGCCTACAGTGAAAATGCCGGTGGCGCCAAGGCTCACTGGGATGTGGGCAAAGGCGTCGATCACTCGGGCGCCTTCGGGGATCATCAGACCCTCGATGGTGTCGCCGTTGGTGATGGCAGCGGTTAGGGTAATCTTGTCGGTGATGACCACCAATTTACCCATCAATTGACCGGGGTTAAGTTTCTGGATGGGGGCATCTTGGCTTCCGGCGTAACCGTCAGACTCAAGAGCGGCCATGCCCATGCTGTTGCCGAATACGGCCAAAAGGGACTTCAAAAAATTCTTCATCTCAGTATCCTCCGCGCTAAAGCGCAAAATTAAGAGTTATTCAGCGCAAAGACACTCGACGACCTTTACTTCTTCCATGCGCACAACACCGACACTTTGCTTGACGTAAATGCGGTTGTTGAACTTGATGGAAGGGTCCTTGCCAACTTCGACCGAGAGAGCTTCCCCAATTGCGTTGATGATGCCGTCCTCGATCCAAGCGATGCAGCGACGAGCGCCAGCCGGAAGGGTGTCGGTGTCCGCGACACCTACGGAGCCGTCATCGGCATTGTAGCCCTCGCCGGCCGCAGTCACGGGCAGGCGCTCGGAGCGCACAAAGTTAAAGCCCATGAACTCGTTGATTTGGCCGGAGGTCAGGGCCTTCACCGAAGCGAAGTCTGAGCTGGTGGCCTTAGTCTCGTTCAGGAGTTGGCGCTTTTGGACCGAGGACCAAGCAAAGTGCCTCGTTCCTTCAACTTCGCTGGCATCGAACTTTTCGCCAACCAAGGTCAGGAAGAAGACGTTGAAGGCCGCGGCGCCAGCGCCGGTCTCGCCCACACACACCAATTTTTGGCTGTCGGGGAGATTGACCAGGGTGGTTCCGCGCTTGCCGGTACGGGCAGGGCCCAGAACGCCAGCAATCCAGATGTCGTCTTTCTTGCGGCCCATGGCCAGCTTGGCCGCCATGGTGTAGGCGCCGTCTGGTGCCATGAGGATGCGGAGGCGATCGAAGTTGTCGATGGCGGTACCCCAGTCGGCATCTTGCAGGTCGATGGCCCTGCGAGAATGATCGACTTGGTTTTCGGGGGTTGCTCCCAAACGGGACACAACAACGTTGACCTCTTCAACTACGCCGATACGGTCGTAGTAGTCGGTCTCAACGTTCTGGGTCTCCATGCGGGCACGGCCCCACAAACGCTCATCTTTCTGTTGGGAGAGCATGTAAAGGGTTGAGCGGTAGCCTTCGACCATGACTTCATCAATGGCGTTGACACCGGCGTTGGAGCGGATGAGGGCCTTAAGCTGGAGGAGAAGGTACGAAAATAAACCGTATTTCACGAAACACCTCTGGGTGAAAAGTTGTTAGAGCAAAGAGTCCGTCGGCAAATTATCCCAGCGGGGTTTGTCCTAACCACTATCCTGGCGAGAGGGCCGTCAAATACGGTTGTCCGAAGGGTGGGTGGTTACTTATAGCGTAACGTTAAAAAAATACTTGTCAACGAGATTTTCAGGCCTGCTCCCTAAACTTCCTCATGGCGACTTTCTGGCGCATCAGAGAATCGTACTCCGCTCGTGCCGAAGCGTAGTGCGGATGGGTCTTGTTCATCAGAGGGCTGGAGGGCTGGTGCATCTGGCGGACTTTTTCGTCGATCTGGGCCGCAGTCAATCCGCTCCCACCTTCGCCGTCGTTGAAAGAGCCTTCTTTGCCCATGGACTTCACCACGGAATCCATCAAACGGACAAAGGCCGTGGACTTTAGGAACCCCTGGTCCCGAAGGGCCGACATGTGTTCGGCCGGCAACAGTTCGGTCATCAGGGCATCTATGGCCCGAACCTTGCCTTTGAACTGACCCCCCCACTCGGTCTTGAGCCCGTTCTGCTCGGTCACCAGGGTCTTCTCCATCTCAACATTTTGAGACTTGATCACTTCCCCGATGTAGGTGTTGTAGGTGTCCATCATGGTTTGCGCCTGGCGGGGAAGAACTCCCGCTTTAAAGGCAGCAGACCGAAATGCCTTAAGCAACTCGGGGTCTTCTTTCATCCCCTGAGGCAAATTGTTCTTCAGTTCGTACTTGTCTTCGGTTTCGGGGAGCCCCAGCTTTCTGAAAACCTGGTTCCACTCCTCCGGGGTGCTCGTCTGCCCGGGGATCACGAACTTGTCTTTTCCGATTTGGTGTTGGGCGTGGATGGAGGACTTCATCAGCTCGCCGACTTTGAACGCCTTTTTTTCTTTGTCCCAGAACTTGAGGAGGTGGGCGTTTCCGTGGTAGGCGGCATCCAAATCGGAAGGATAACCGATCGCCTCCATCCCTCCACTATTGGCACCGCCACCATTGGGATCTGAGTTACCCGAACCCCCAGCGCCTTGGCCGCCATTTTGTCCGCCGCCCTCGCCAGGGCCAGAACCACCGCCGCCGCCCGATCCTCCACCGCTGCCCCCCAAAAGGTCATCAGGACTCATGATCATCATACCGTGGATTCGGGAATTCATACTAAATCTCCTTGGGGGTTTTTGCGTCGATCCTCTTCGTTAAGGATCATCTTGAGGATTGCTTCTTCGTCGTAGTTGAGGACTTCCAATATGTGCAGCACGGCCTCTCGGCGTCCCTCATTCCGATCTTTCTCGTCGGCGGAGGTGGTGGGTCCGCCCGTAGGCCGTAGGAGGAATCCAAATTGAGCAAGGTGCTTAAGAACCCTCTGACCCGCCTCCGTGTCGAAGACGGCGTGAAAGTCCTGGGTCTTTGCGAGCATCATCTCCCCGCGAGAGGAGAATTGAAGGGCCTTCTTTGACCTCTTCGTCGCCGTGAATTTTTCGGACATTTACGCGCTCTCTTTTAGGGCCTTGACTCCAGCGGCACCCTTTTGCATGGTCTCCGCCTGAATGAGGTTTTCCTCTCCCTGAACTGCTTTGTTTTGGGCCTCTGCGCGAGCGGCCTGGACTTGCTTAACTTCCGCTTTGGAGCGGAAGATTTCGCGGGTCACGCCGTAGAGGTTGGCCATGTAGTTTACAAATTTTTCAGAATCCAGGAGATCGTACACACTTGGGTCAATAGCGACAAGTCCGCTAATAATGCCCATAAAGCGGTTGATGGTGTCTGCTTCGCCCATCAATTGCGCTTTGGCGATCTCGGACGCAAAGAAGACCTGAGGGTTTTTGTCTGCCAGTTCCCGAGGGGGTGTGGGGATCAAGTTCTTGCGTTTCATGATGTCCACGATCCGAACCATCATGAGCTTCAGGAATTCATAATTCAGGCGCCCCAGAATGGGGCCCAAAAGGCGAAGGTGCTGCTGGACCAGGGTGTTGACCTCTGTGGCCGTCATCTGGGGTCCGTCGCGGAGTTGAAGCTGGTCGATAAAGAAGAAGGCCTTAATGGTCTCCTTGTTCATTTCCAGGAGATCCTTGCCTACTTCAGGGCGCCCGCCGGAAATCAGGGGGCGGATCTGATCGGCCATTCCTGGACGCACGGAAGAAACGGAGCCCGGGGTCAAATCCAGGTCCCCCATGATGGAGTCTTCTGGGGCAATCCACGGGGGATCCACCATTTTCTGAACGCCCCGGATGTAGAACTTCTGCATGGTGTTGCGCATCCGGATATCGGGAAGCGCCTTCATGGCGGGCGAACGTCCGTAGGCTTCCCCGGTGCGTTTCACCCAGCGGGGAACAATCCACGGGAACGTGTAGAAGGCCTCTTCCTGGAGGATGAGATTGGCCTCTTTGTAGATGTGCAGGGAGATGTAGGGCGAAGAGTTGGGGCCCTTGGTGCCTTTGGTCTCGTCCTTTCGACGTGGGCGCACGATGTGGTGGATCTTGATGCATTTGGTAAGGTCCGCCCTCAACTTGTTGGCGTGCTCCCCAAAGGCCTTCTCCCCGAATTGCTGAAGCGCCTGGCGCACGTCCATTTCGTCTTCGGTGCCGACGTAGTCCACAATCCCCAAGTGATTTTCGGCAATCACCAGCTCGTAGATGGGACGGGCGTGAAAGCGCAGGGTGTCCTCGTCGTCTTCCATGATCCGAAGGGCAGAAGTCCCAAAAGAGCAAAGGTCCATGAAGACTTCATGGACTTCGGACTGGAAATTGGAGTTGTTCAGGATCCCCAAGACCTGGCGGGAGAAATCCCCCAGGTACTTTTGGACTTCCGGCTGGCGGTCCATCTCCAGCTGCCCGGAGGTGAAGAAGAACCATTGGGTGGTGGGGTTGGTCAGCATGGAGTGCAGAGCGGCGGACAGAAGCTCCACGCAATGTTCGGCGTATCCGTCGTAGAGGTGCCGGTGCTTCTCTTCGCCTTTTGTAGAATGCCCGAAGACTCCATCTTTGTCGGGGACGACGTAGAGGGAAACTTCCTTCCAAGTTTGTTGGAAATTGTCCCGCTTGGTGGTCATACGGGCGTAATGGGCCAGCTCCGCCTTGGCGCGATCCTCTCCGGGATTCTTGAGAGGGGCGGGGTCTAATTTGGAAACGGTCATTTTAACCCTCTGCCATTAGGATCGAGCGACCCGGCTGGCGTTTCTTTTGTAGAATGCCCTGGCGCCTTGCTTCAAAAACGTTTACCAGAGATTGAAGTTGATCGGTGGTTGCGTCGGAGAATTGTCCGGGGAATAACTTTTTGTTGTCCCCGTGCCCGATAACAGTGGGGACATCTTGGGTTATGGATCGAGTCTTTTGCCCAATCATGTCCACAGAGGCGGAATTCTCGGTGGACAGGGCGTCCCCGCTTGATTTGAAATCCCCCACGTCGGTGTTTAGGTATCCAGTCTGGGTATGGGTGGTCGGGCCGGATTTCTGCCTTGCTCTGCCCTTGCCGCCAAAAATGAGACTGTCCCCCATATCTAAACTCCCGCCCTTTTAGGCCGCGAACTCGTCATAATTCGTTTTTGCTTTTGCGCTCTTCCCCATCTTCCCACGCCTTTGGTCGTGGGGGAAGTAGGAAGGCCGGTCATCCAGGGATGAGTACCGAAAGGCGGAGGCCCCGTGAGACGACCAATCGTGCAAAGGCTTGTTCTTAAACATCCGTGCCTTTTCGTCGTATTCCTTTTGGTAATTATAGAGGCAATCAATGCCCTTTTCGCAATACTTTTCGTCGAAAAAGGAAACCCGCAGGCGTTTTCTTCCGGCGTTGATGCCGTCATCGACTGCTTGTCGCTCTTGGATTTGGACGATGATGCCCTTTTCTCGGGCGGTTTCTTGGCGGGTCTGCCCTGTTCCAAATTCTTTGGCGGCACCGTCGTGAGGCCAGACGTGGCGCCCGTACTGGAAGCCCCTTCCTTCGATAAACTCTCCCG